TTAATTATTGTGTGAATCATAAAAATAAGCCCTACAACGCAGAGTCTGATATACAGGATTGCTAGCATGACTGCTAGCAGAATACAACATCAAAGCATTCTCTAAATGATTTTCATACTTAGCTTCCTCCTTATGGTTGTACGTAACATGGTTATACAAACCCTTAAAAAACTTCCTAACTAATGCCTGTTCCTTGTGGTTATAAGGCCCACCAGAAACAGTTACAGAGAATTTCTTCAATACCTGCATTCTATCTCTCAGATCCATTCGGATCTTAGCTGTAGTGGGCTCATTATCATACATAGTAAAGGCCTGACTAAACGTTAATGGATCCTTATTGGGCCTCCTATCACGGATCAACCAGTAAGTGATGATGTTGGTGTGGTCTCGTTTGGCGACATTGTCGTCCATCCAGACCTTACCATCAATGCCCATGGACTTAACACACACCCTCTTACCCAATCGATGGGTAAGCCCAGTTCCCCTAGTGAAATCAGACACACATACAAAGGTACCACTGTGCGGGACATCCATCTTGAACTCATAGTCCTGTACCTTACAGGGACCCACACATCCCTTTGGGATGCGATCACCCTTCCTTCTCTTCATCTGGACGCTTCGAGAAACCGGGACATAGCTTCGGGCAGCAATTGGGACAGCATTCCCAGTGTAGGGCACGATAGCTGTCTCGAAGTTCAGCCTCCGTCTTACCGGTCTCCCCCCATAGGGATGAAATCTCCGAGAAACGGGAATTCGCCCTACCATACTGCTTGACACGCAGTATGCGGATGAGATCAGAGCAGAGCTCGAACCCTAGGGTTCCTGGCTCGTATTTCTTCAAAATACTTTGCAGGTATTTTACAGAAAGCATACACCGAAAACCGTATAAGGTATCTGGGAGAGGGTTCTGAAGCGGGTCCCACAAATCCATTCTTGGCGACCAAGTCTGCAACAGGCACGTCTTTAATAATTAAAGTAAAGCGTGTGGGGTCCACATTAAAAGGGAGGCGCGGGCACCGGTAATATTAATACGGTGCCCGCTTTTTGGCGGACCAATAGCATTTTCGAATTCAAATTAAAGTTGTTCAAATTACCATAATGCCATTTGGTGACATAGTATAAATTGTCACCAGTCACCAATTCATTCAGCAAGTTTGGATTGTCACCAATACAGATGGCAGCTCCTAAACGGTTTAGAGTTTCTTCTAAAAATTATTTTATTACTTATCCACGATGTTCTCTCTCTAAAGAAGATGCTTTAGAGCAAATACTGAAAATAAACACACCCACAAACAAAAAATATATCCACATAGCCAGAGAACTTCACGAGGATGGGGAACCTCATCTCCACATGCTGGTGCAGTTCGAAGGCAAATTCGTCTGCACAAATAGCAGATTCTTCGACCTGGTATCACCATACAGGTCATCTCATTTTCACCCCAACATCCAGGGAGCTAAATCCAGCTCCGATGTCAAGTCCTACGTCGAGAAGGACGGGGATACTCTCAACTGGGGTGAATTCCAGATCGACGGCAGATCTGCTAGAGGAGGTCAGCAGACTGCTAATGACGCGGCAGCAGAGGCCTTAAATTCCGGCAGCAAGGAGGCTGCATTACAAATAATAAGGGGGAAACTCCCAGAAAAATTTATTTTTCAATATCATAATTTAGTTGGTAATTTAGATAGGATTTTTTCTCCTCCTCCTGCTGTATATTCTTCTCCTTTTTCTTCTTCTTCTTTTAATAATGTACCTGATATTATCAGCAATTGGGCTGCTGATAACATCATGGATGCCGCTGCGCGGCCAGATAGGCCCATTAGTATAGTTATAGAAGGCCCAAGTAGGATAGGTAAAACAGTTTGGGCTAGGTCTCTTGGGCCACACAATTATTTGTGTGGGCACTTGGATCTGAGTCCAAGAGTGTACAGTAATAGTGCTTGGTACAACGTCATTGATGACGTCGACCCCCAAAGAATTCATTGGGGCCCAAAGAGACTGGCAATCAAACACAAAGTACGGGAAGCCAGTTCAAATTAAAGGTGGAATATCCACTATCTTCCTCTGCAATCCAGGCGAAGGATCCTCATTTAAATCCTGGCTAGATAAGCCAGAACAAGACGCACTGAGACAGTGGGCTTGCAAGAACACCATATTCTGTAATGTCAGAAGCCCATTCTGGAGACAAGAGGAAGGCGCCAATTCAGGAACCAATTCACGCAGCGGCTAAAAAAAAACACCGCATACCAGAGCAAAGGACAAGGATAGTGTGGAAGCAGTGCGGCTGTTCCGCTTTCATAACTCCTCAGTGCAAATACCAGAATGGATTCACGCACTGGGGAATCACTAAGTCATGCACAGACTATGAGAGCAGTCGAATTCTTCGACAATCCCATGTCTGTGGGTCGGACTGCTCCGTTCTACCTCAAGTGTTTATACGCCCACCAGAGCGTAGCGGGGAGAACAATCCTCAAGTTCCAGCTGCAAGTGAACCACAGGGAGAGGAAGCAACTGGGATTCCACAAGATCTTTCTCCAATTCAGGATAATTACAACCCGTCTGACTGGTGTTATTCACAGTTGGACTGGTATTTTGACACGCCTTAAATGGCGAATTTGTAATGAGTTAAGTAGTTTAGGTTATTTATCATTGTATAACTTAGTTTATGTAATTAGGAATTTACCCCACAAGTTCTTGTGGGTAGAAGAAGTAGATGTAAACGATTGTAAAGACGATGTAAAAACATTACTCTATTAATGAAAGAACAATTTTA